AATGGGCTGACGATCAGCGAACAGTGTCGCTGGGGGTGGCCTTCACTTGGGACCTACGGAAGGACGTTCGGGACGAGATTAGATTGCTCCGAAGAGCAATCGTTAGTCGAGACTGTAGTCAGGACTAACAAGATCGATGGGCCTCGTTTCAACAGTCGGCACTACAGTCCCAACTAACGAATTGCGTCCGTCCCATTTCAACAGTCGCCACTACAGTTTCAACTAACGAATTGCGCCCGTCCCATTTCAACAGTCGCCACTACAGTTTCAACTAACGAATTGCGCCCGTCCCATTTCAACAGTCGGCACTACAGTCCCAACTAACGAATTGCGCCCGTCCCATTTCAACAGTCGCCACTACAGTCCCAACTAACGAATTGCGCTCGCTTTGAATCGTTAGTTGGGACTACAGTCGCGGCTAACGAAATACACTAAAAGAATTTCAAGAAAGGGGTTTACAATGCGATAATTAAACGGTATAATCCCTCGTAGAGGGGGCGGCATGATTGGCGACTGGCCTATAGACGCGACCGTGAAATCACCGAGTCGTGGTGTAGTGCCCGAGGGCCATGCTCGCCGCTGCCAAGCCACCAATGCTTGTGGGCTACAATGCAAGAACTGGGCGCGGATTGGCGCTCACTATTGCAACCACCATGGCGGTGCTCGTCAAGCGAAAGTCTATGGGAGCACGAGGGAACGGATGGCTCGAGACTACTACTCACAGCTCGCAGGGCCTAAGCTCAAAGAGGTCATTGAGCGCCTGAGCAAGGACACTGTGGATGAGCAGATGAGCCTTGCTGCAGAGGTCGATGCTCAGCGGCTGTTGTCTCTTGAGGCCTTCAAGCTGTGGGATGCCGCGATCAACAGTGATGTGGATGAGGAGCTCAAGCAAGCCGCTGCGATAAACCTTCGGGCGATGCTGAATGCTGTTGCTGATACCGTTCAAACCGCGTCACGCGTATATGCTACGTGTGAGGCCTCAATGAGCACCCAAGCGGTTAATTATGTGGTCGAGCAAGTGAAGGCGATTATCGAGCGGACCATACGGCCCGACAATAACGCCCTTGCCGATGCGGTCCTCAAGAAGCTTGGCGATGTTCGTATGCCACAGGCTGATGCTCTGCCACCCGATGAGAGGTTCCTGTAATGGTCCATATTCTCGGAGGCGATACCGTCAAGGCAAAGCCCGCGGAGATCACCGAGGTGCAGCCTGCCACGTATGGCAAGACCGAGTGCATGGTCTTGACCCTGCGAGGGCCGGACAAACAGGCCGTTCAGTACGCAGTGCCCGAGGACAACTTCAATGCGGTCATCCATGCCCTCGTGCAGAGCAGTGGTGGTCGCATCATCCCACAGGATGTCACGCCCGTGCAGCTCCTGCTAAAGGCCTGCGAGATCGCCGAGTTTAAGGTCAGCCCGCTGCTCAAGAAAGCCCTTGAGCCAATGGAGAAGTTCTTCAGTGTTTTGGAGAATGGACAATCCAGTACTGGAGGGTAGGCGTGTCGTCAAAGGCGGCATGTTCCCTCATCAGCGCGATTGGTGGTCACTGCCCAATCGTATCAAGCTACTGGTCTGTGGATACGGCGCTGGCAAAACCTTCCCCCTCTGCAAGCGTGCCATCAGTGCAGCCATGCACTGCGCCCCCTACCCAGTAGGCCTCGTCGGGCCGACCTTCCCCATGGTTCAAAAGAACTGTGTCGAGACGCTCGAGGAATTGCTCGAGGGTAAGCGTAGTCTCAACGGCCTGAAGTGGGACCACAAGAGCTCAAAGAAGGCCTTCACCATTTCTTACGGTAACACTGTTGGACGCATCTGGTATTTCAGTGGTGAGGACCCGTTGAAGCTGAAAGGCTCCAACCTCGCAGCCGCTTACTTTGACGAGCCCTTCATTATGGAGCGCGCTGTCTACGACCAGATGATTAGCCGAGTCCGCGTGGGAGACTTGCTCGAGCTGGGCCTCGCTGGTACGCCCGAGCAGCTGAACTGGGGCTGGGAACTTGCTGAAGGTGACCTTGGCAAGAAGATGGACGTAGGTCTCGTCCGAGCCAGCACCAGCGATAATAAGACTCTTCCCACAGAGTATGACGACGCCCTGTCAGCCACATTAGATGAGCGGGCTCAAGCCGCTTATCGCCGTGGTGAGTTCGTCAACCTCTCAGCTGGGCAGGTCTTCCACACCTTTAACCGCAAGCTCCATGTCAAGCAGTTGCGTCGGCCCGAGGGGTCGACCTTGTTTGCGGGCATGGACTTCAATGTGAATCCGATGAGCTTCGTGGTTGGCTGGGCACTGGGCGAGCGAGTCCATATCTTCGCTGAGTTCGAGCTGCCCAACAGTGACACTGAAGACGCGGCCATGCTCGTCCGTGAGGTCTATCCGAAGCTGATAGACATCATGCCCGACCCCACTGGCTTCAGGCGCAACACTGCCGCCCGTGGCCGCACGGACCACAACATCCTTGACTCTCATGGCTTCGACATCAATGCGCCTACTGGGGCTTGGCCCTTGCATGACAGCATCAACAGCGTTAATGGGGCCTTCAGGCATAGCAAGCTGAGCATCAGCCCAGCCTGCAAGAGGCTCTGCCGCTACCTCGAGGCATATACCCATGAGCTCAAGAACACAACCGCTCAGAAGGCCATGAGTCACTTGCTTGACTCGCTACGCTACGGGGTAACTTGGCTGCTACCTGTCGGTGGTCGACCAGTTATCGAAGAGGAGATTTGGGTATAATGCAGGATCCAATGACCGAATCTCTCGCCGTCAGACAAATGCGGCAAGACTATTGGTGGCTCACTCGCCCGCTGCGTGGTGGTACACAGCCAATGAGAGATGCCTCCTCGCATGAGAAGAGGATCTTGCCGTTCTTCCCGCGAGAGGAACAGCCCCAGTGGCAGAAGCGGCGAGACCGGACATTCCTCTACCCCGGCTATGACGACGCCATCGAGAATGCCGTAGCGCGCCCCTTCGAGCAAGAGGTCAGAGTCACCTATAAAGGCACTCTCGACCCGCGCCTCGAGGCGCTCATCAAGGACGTGGACGGCACAGGCCGTAGCCTGACGGAGTTCGCTAAGGAGGGCTTTGATTCAGGGCAGGATGATGGCGTCACCCACTTCATCGTGGATATGACCAATAGCCCAGAGAATGCATCCAAAGCGACAAAGGCCACTCCTCGCTTCATCAAGGTCGATGCGGATAAGGTCCCCGGCTGGGTTGGTGGTCGCGATGCGGCTACTGGCGATCGGCGGGCACAGGAGCTGCGAATCGTCGAGGACTCCGTTCTCCGTATTGGTTTTCAGGAGTGCGCGGTCAAGCGCGTCCGTCACTACGAGAATGCGGTCTGGCGCTTGTATGCCAAGAATGCCGATGGGGAATGGGCCATTGAGGACGAGGGCGTCAATGAGCTGGGCAAGGTCCCACACGTCCCCTACTATGTTCGTCGCACTGGCTTTCTCACGGGCAAGCCGGCTTTCTGGCGGCTCGCTGAGACCAATCTCTGCCACTGGCAATCGAGCTCCGACCACCGCAACTATCTGACCTTCATCAGAGGCACGACTCTCAAGGGGACGGGCTTCAAGAAGAAGGAACTCGAGCACTTGACGATGGGCCCATGGCGGATGTTCGTGGTGCCCTCAGGCGGCGATGTCAACTTCATGGAGCATAAGGGCGCAGCGTTCAATAGCTCCTTCCAAGACCTCGAGATGCTCAAGCAGGAGATGCGGCACCTCTCCGTCCAACCCCTCCTCGAGCAGATGTCCGGTGACCCAAAGGCTACGGGTCAGGGCATTGCCGAGGCCAAGGCTCAGGCGTTGATCGTCAGCTGGATTCGCAACCTCGAGATGGCCCTGCTACAATGCTTCGAGCTTGCCGCTGAGTGGCTAGGCGTGAAGCTGCCGGCTGATTTCAAGGTCAACATTTTCGATGAGTTTACCATTGCCCTCAAGGGGCAAGGCGATCTCGTTGAGCTACGTGAAGACTACGACCGAACGGTTATCACGCCGACGACCTACCTCAAGGAGCGCCAGAAGCGTGGCCTGTATGGCGTGGACTTGGACCCCGAGCGAGAGTGGCAGGATGCTCGGAACCTGAATGCGGGCATGGGCGAGGATACGGACGACGACGACGAGGTCGAGGATGTCGGCAAGGGCGAGGTCGAGGTCGAGGAGGAAGAGGTCGAGGATGCCGCTGTATAACCGGATAATCCGGCATATGCACAGCGTCAATCGTGTGGCATCGCACGAAGCTGCGGTGCTCAACAATATCATGAACAAGAACGTCTTGCCGCCGATCTTGAATCGCTATGAGTCAAGGCTCAAGCGAATCAAAGGACGCGGTAATATGGCTCAGATACAAGGCCAAAAGAACTACAAGGATCTACGAGCAACGCTGAAAAGGGATCTCACAGCGGGCTTCAATCAGGCCCGCAAACACACAGGCAGTCGGATGGTTGCGATTGCAAAGTACGAGGCAAAGTTCACGGTGAACATCATGGGCCAAGAGCTCAAGTTTGCTGTACCAGTGCCCTCAGCCAAAGTACTCCGTCAGACTGTACTGAAATCCCCGTATGCTGGAGGCCGCACCCTGAACGACAGGTTCAGTCAGATGCGGGACAAGGCCTTCAGGGACATCATGGCGACGACGAATCAGGGCTTGGTTCAAGGCAAGTCAGCTACGTCCATCATGCGTAACGTGAAGGGCGCAGGGGGTCCGATCAAGCGCTTGAACAAGAGTCTGGATGTCAATGCTCGGACAGCCGCTGAGCACAGTGCTCAGTCAGCACGATCGGAAGCGGTCACTGAGCTAGCTGGATACGTCGAGGAATGGACCGCGGTCAGGGATACCAATACCTGTGTTGAGTGTGCGGCTCTCGACGGGCAGAGATTTGAAGTTGGCAGAGGGCCTCAAAACCCTTTGCATGAAGGTTGTAGATGCGACAGGATCCCAGTGGAGCGCAATTCGGCCAAGCGAACTGAGACCTACGTCCGATGGTTGCGTCAGCAATCAAAGGCCGATCAGGAAGAGGTGCTTGGGAAAACGAAGGCGCGCCTGTGGAGAGGTAACAGGGTGAAGATCTCTGGCTTCTCCGATTCGAACTGGCGGCCATTGCCGCTGCAGGAACTGAAGAAGCGGGAAGGCCTCGCCTGACCCGCGCAGCAGGAGGACTGGACATGGCTTTGCAAAGACAACTCGACTCGCTTGACGGGCTCAACGAAGCCGTCGCCGGAGAGTACACCAAAGGCGCGGATGGCAAGTACCATCTCGGGCTGGAGGGCACGGATCCCAACGCAACTGCGATGCAGGAGTGGCGGGACAAGCACAACACTCTCGAGACGACGGTCGGTGAGCTCCAGCGAAAGCAAATTCCCGACGGGGTGGACCTCGCTGCCCTTCAGTCGGCGCAAGCGGAACTCGAGGCGCTCAAGAAGAAGCCCGAGGAAGGTGACCAGTCCGCACTTCAGGGTTTGAAGGATCAGATCGGGACTCTCGAAACGCGGTTGGCAGATGATGTCAAAGCCGCGGAAACGAAAGGCCTGACGTATCTCGAGACGCACAAGACGCACCTCAAAGAGACTGCGGCTCGTGCGGCGCTCGTCGCGGCGGGTGCCAAGGACGTGGAGAAGCTCTTGCCCCACGTGTTGCCTCACCTCGAGGTGAAGCAGGACGGGGAGAAGTTCGTGGCGCGCTGCGTCAAGG